AATTTCTGTTCCCAAGTCAAGAAGAGAGGTTATTGGTGTCAACTCATACTTTGGTGATCAAGGTATCATCGTCGGTTATGCACAATCCTCAGGTGCTCTAGGAACATTAGAACTCTATATCCCTCAAGATTCATTTATGAGGGATGATGATATTGTTGGTACTGGTATTACATTAAGTACCCTAAATGCAGATGATTTGTTTGTTGTCAATCTTTCTAGTTTTGGTTTATCAACAAATACCAGTGATGGGATTTATCGTGTATCAAAGGCTTATGACTTTGTAACTGATTTGAATTCGGTTGGTCTTGGTACCACAGCTATCAGAAGAGTTGAAGTAGAAAATGTTGGTTTTGGTGCTACAGTTGCTGGTTTTACAAGAGGAAAAGCCTTAGGTGAATATACATGGGGTAAAATACAATTCAAGAATAGAGTCGCAACTAATGCACTCACATTCACTCCTAATGGATATTCTGGATTGACTACTTCTCCAGTGGTTCAAAGATTGAGACCTCTTAAATTCAATAACTATCTAACTTAAAATAAATAAAACATAGAAAAGGATCCTACAGTAGATGGCATACCAAGGTATTAACACTGGCACTACGCCAAATGATGGTACAGGTGATTCCCTAATTGATGGTGGAGTTAAAATTAACAGTAACTTTACCGAGATTTATAATCTTATTGGTAACGGATCAAATCTTGCCGTAGGTGTTGTAACTGTCATTACTGCAGGTACAAATGTCGCAGTCAATACATCAACTGGATCTGTCCAAATATCTGCACCAACTCCAGTATCAATAGCAACAACTGATGTTGACATTTCAAGAAACCTTAAAGCAGTTGGTATCACAACTTTGGGTGTTACCACAACTACATCATTCTTAACTTCTGGAATTACAACTCTTGCAAGTCAAGGTGGTATCACAACAACTGGTGGTGACTTTTATGTTGGTGGTGATCTTTATGTATTGGATGATATTGTATATGATGAAGTAACGGGAAGAAATATAAACATCACAGGTGTAGGTACATTTGGACAAATATTTGTTGGTTCTAGTCATTCTGTAGGATCTTTGAATGTATCGGGTATTTCTACTCTATCGGGTAATGTAAGTTTAGGTGCATCTCTACTATTAGTAGATGATGCACAAATTTTAATGGGTGATAATTCAGAATTTGTAATTTTACACGATGATAGTGCTGGAAATGTTATCAGAGCAAATACTGGAGAACTGAATATTGAGGGAAATACTGTAAACATTACAAGTGGTGCTGGTACCACTCAAGTCATTGCAACTAACGTCGATAATAAATTTGGTGTAGAGCTTTATTACAATAATACCAAGAGATTAGAGACAAAAAACGGTGGTGTTAGAGTACTAGGTTCTTTTAATGTATCAGGGATTAGTACTCTTGGTATCGTAACTGGTGCCACATATTATGGTGATGGATCAAACCTGACACTCACTGGTGCAAATGGTTCTGGGATGACTGGTGTAGTCACCACTCTAACTGGTGCTGATGCTTCTGGTGTTACTGGTATCACGACTCTTATCCAGGCAGGAACTAACATAAGTGTTACAACTAATTCTGGTATATCAACTATTTCATATACTGGTGTTGCAAATACTTCTAACATAAATGCTGATTCTTTAGTTGTTTCGGGAGTATCGACACTTGGTATTGTAACTGGCGCAACATATTATGGTGATGGATCAGAGGTTGCAGATGTAAGATGGGATATTGGAGCCAATGGTTCTAGTGACTATACTTACACTGGAATTGGATTTACTCAAACTACAAATGATCCTATCCTCTACCTATTAAAAGGTAATGTTTATGAGTTTGAAAATAACAGTGGTGGGGGTCATCCATTTCAAATAAGATTATCAAACGGTGGTTCAGCTTACAGTGACGGAGTAACAAATAATGGTGCAGCAAGTGGTATTATCAGGTTTGAAGTTCCATTTAATGCCCCAGAGACTCTCTACTACCAGTGTACAAATCATTCTGGAATGGGAAATACCATATACACTGTAGGAAGAAACACAAACATTAGTGCAGATTCATTAACTATTTCTGGTGTATCTACATTGGGTGTTATTACTGCAACTAATCAGTATAACACTGGTATTGTTACTGCTGTTGGAGGATTTGTTAGTTCAGCTTCTACACAGGGTGTTCAGATTACATTCTCGGGAACGACTTTAACATTTACTGTTGCAGGAATTGGTTCCACAAGTCTTACATTATCCTAATAAATAAGAAAAAAGTCCTCTAACAAATGGCTGCGATAATTACTGATCAACTTCGTATTTTGAACGCGAAGAACTTTGTCGATTCTGTACAAAGTTCCTCAAATTCTTATTATGCTTGGATTGGTCTTCCAGATGCTCCAGAGTTTCAGAGTGACTGGAATTCAAATCCTCCAGCTCCTAAAGATAGTTTGGATGACTCCAACTACTACTGGGACACCATGTTGGCCCTTAAAAAGATCAATAGTGGTGATGTAAGTCAGGTTGTCAGGAAAATTGCTTGGCAGTCTGGAACCACATATGATATGTGGAGAAATGATATTGATAGAGACAACCCATCTCAACCCTCTGGATCGTATGACATCTATGATTCAAACTTCTATGTAATGAATAGTGAGTACAAGGTTTATATTTGTCTATTCAATAATGCAAATCCTGAAAATAGTTTTAGAGGTGGTCCTTCTCTAGATGAACCAAATTTCACTGATTTAGAACCTAGAGAAGCTGGTAGTAGTGGTGATGGTTACATTTGGAAATATCTCTACACAATCAAACCAAATCAGATTATTAAGTTTGATTCCACAAATTACATTGCCGTACCCACTGACTGGGAAACAAATGCATCATATTCGGCAGTAAGAGAAAATGCTGGCACTAGTGGTCAAATTAAAATTGTAACGATCAGGAATCGTGGTGTTGGTATTGGTACCGCTAACGTCACTTATACAAGAGTCCCAATTTTGGGGGACGGACGAGGTGCAGAGGCAACTGTTGTTATTAATAATGATTCAAAAGTTGAATCAGTTACCGTTTCAAAGGGTGGTAGTGGATATTCTTTCGGTACATTAGATCTCGAAAGAGGTGGAGTTCCTAACGGTACAATTGATCCTATTTTTGATGTAATCATTCCACCTCCTGGAGGTCATGGTGCCGATATTTACAGAGAACTGGGAGCTTATAATGTTCTTTCATATGCTCGTTTTGAGAATGACACACAAAACCCAGACTTCATTACAGGAAATCAATTTGCACAAGTAGGTATTGTTAAGAATCCAAAGAATTACAACTCAACTACAAATCTGACGATCGACAAAGCAAGTGCAGTATATGCACTTAAGTTAGTGGGTACTGGTTACAGTCAAGCTTTATTCACTGCTGACTCTTTTGTTACTCAAACCATTGGTTTAGGCTCAACTGCAGTGGGAAGAGTTGTATCGTATGATCAACAAACTGGTATTCTTAAGTTTTGGCAGGATAGAAGAACTGCAGGTCTTAATACCGATGGAACAAAGAATACTACTCCAACATATGGTTTTGAACAGTTGAAATTTACTGCAAATCCTGTGACTGGTGGTTCAATTCAAATCAGTCCCACAACAGGTAATACTCTCAATATTGATGTTTCATTCTCGGGTGTATCTACCACAATAAATAGTCGTACCTACTACCTGGGTCAGGAATTCGTAAAAGGAGTTTCGAATCCAGAGTCTGAAAAGTACTCTGGTGACATCATCTACATTGATAACAGACCATCAGTTACTAGATCATCTTCACAGAAAGAAGACGTTAAAGTTATCTTGCAATTCTAAGAGATATGCCACAGGAAACTAATCTCAATGTCGCTCCTTATTTTGACGACTTTGACCCGCAGTCAAACTATTACAAAGTACTGTTTAAACCTGGTTTTCCAGTTCAAGCAAGAGAACTGACAGGTCTTCAGTCTATTCTGCAGAATCAGGTTGAAGAAATGGGTAATCATTTCTTCAAAGAAGGTGCAAAAGTAATTCCTGGTGACTTAACATACGTCCAAGATTTTTATGGTATTCAAATTGAACCTGAGTTTCTTGGTATTCCTATTGGTATCTATCTTGACCAAATTGTAGGTACAAAAGTCACTGGAGCAACATCTGGTGTTACTGCAAAAGTTGTCACTTATATCACAGACCAACAATCAGAGAGAGGTACTTATACTCTATATCTTAACTATGAAAATTCTTCAACCTCTGATGAAGAAGTTTCAACATTTTTAAGTGGTGAGGTTCTACTCACAAGTAAAAATATTACATATGCTTCAACCTTTATTTCCTCTGGAGAAGGTTTTGCAACTACAATTCCTCAGAATGCACCTATTATAGGTTCTTCTTTCAACATATCTCAAGGTGTTTATTTCCTTAGAGGATATTTTGTTAATGTCAGTGCTCAAACACTTATCCTCGATCAATACGGAAATACACCATCCTACAGAGTTGGTTTAGACGTTACCGAAGAGATCGTATCTTCAGATGTAGATCCTTCACTAAACGATAATGCACAAGGTTTTAATAACTTTACAGCTCCTGGTGCAGATAGACTTAAAATTAGTACAACTCTTTCCAAAAAACCATTAAACGAATTTGACGAGTCTAACTTTGTTCAATTATCTGAAGTAAAAAATGGTGTATTGAGGGTAGTAAATAAGAACACTGATTACAACTTCTTGGGTGACGAATTTGCAAGAAGAACTTTTGATGAGTCGGGGAATTATTATGTCAAAGAGTTTGTCACTTCTGTAAAAGAGAGTCTGAACAATCTTGAGGGTAACAGAGGTATATACAAAGAGAATCAAACTACCCAACAAGGAAGCACTCCAAATGATGATTTGGGAGTATATAAGATCTCACCTGGTAAGGCATACGTAAAGGGATATGAAGTAGAAACAATTTCTCCCACACTTCTTGACTTTAAAAAACCAAGATCCACAAAAACAGTAAAGAATCAGGCTGTAAACTTTGGTTTTGGTCCTACACTTAACGTTAATAGAACAAGTGGTTCTGCAACTATTGGTATTAATACTTCTCTAACTCTAAGTTTAAGAGATCAGAGAATTGGTGTCAACTCAATAACATCTGCAGCTAATGCAGCAGGTAAAGAAATTGGTATTGCAAGAGTCTATGATTTTGCTCTAGAGTCTGGTTCTTACGACTCAGCATTCCCCAATTTGAATGTATGGGATCTTTCCCTTTTTGATATCCAAACTTACACAGATATTTCAGTTAATGAACCAGTAACTTTATCAGTATCAACTCGTATTAAAGGTGAGTCTAGTGGTGCGACTGGTTTCCTCAGACACTCAGTATCGGCTGGAACTGCATTAACAGCTTACGGTGTTGAAGGTAATTTCTTTAAAGGTGAGAGACTTCTATTCAATGGAGTATTGGATGATGCAAGATTTGTTACCAATGACACTAATTATCAATTATCTGATGTAAAATCAGTATTTGGTATTGTTGGAACTGCTGCAACCTTTACTGCAGATACAGTTCAATCACAGGTATATAATTTTGGATCTGCGTCTGTCTCACCTCAATCTGGTAATTCTTCAAGAATCTCAGTACCAGTTGATCCTGGTTTCTCATTCGTTGGTATTGTAACTGTAGGCAATCTTGTTAGATTCTCAAGACCTAACCTTGATACTGTTTCGTTTGCTCGAGTTACTGGTGTAGGGAGAACAAATATTACAGTTTCTGGTGTCACTACAGTTTTTGGTGTATGTGACGGTGGTCTTCCAAATACAACTGAATCTGTTGCGAATTTACAACTTATTAGTACAAAAGGTAC